CAGTCGTACGCAGCGTCAGAAACTTACGCAACGTTGGCCGCACTTGTCGGTACAACTACAACCGTTACAGTTGCAGACAGCGCCGGCGGCGACGTGTTCACTCTTACAGGCGCTTACTTAACTGAAATGCCAGTAATTAACGCAACCTTGGGCGAACTTTCAACCATAGACGTTTCCTTTGTTGGTGGAGCCTATACAGTTGCATAAATAGCGCCGAATAATCGGCCCGACACGAAAAGGGCAAATAATGCAATTAACGTTACAAGTAACAAATAGTGAAGGTGCATACCAAGTAAGCACCAACCTATTTACCGTTGTGTTGTGGGAACGTCGTTTTAAACGTAAAGCGGCAGACATGGCAAACGGCATAGGCGTAGAGGATTTGCTATACCTAGCGTGGGAAGCAAGTAAACAAAATAAAATTGTTGTGCCTTCAGAGTTTGACACCTATTGCAAACAAGTTACCAACGTTGAGGTAATAGAACAAGAGGCCCCAAACCCTACCCAAGCGGCACCTACAGACGACAACTAGCAGAATTGCTAGTAGCAACAGGGTGGGCGCCGCATTGGTACTCGGAAGCGTTTGACACACAAGACCTTTTAACGGTGGTTAAAGTTTTGGGAGAACGAAACAAAAGGCAACTGTAATGGCGCAACCAAATTTAGAAATTAAAGGTATTCAAGAAACCTTGGCAGCGCTAAACAAAATAGACCCAACTTACCGGCGTGACGTAACCAAACGCATTAAACGGGCCGGCGACCCAATGGTACAAGAAGCCCGACAAATGATTACAACCATAGTAGGCGCCAAGGGTGCCCCGCTTACTGGTATGAGCCGTGGCAGCCTTATTAAAGGCAAAGAAATTAGTTGGCGTACAGACGCCGTACAAAAGGGTTTTAAAATAAAGGTTGGCGCCCGTGCTAGTAAAGAACGTTACGTAAACTATGCGCGTTTTACCGACGGCGTACAGACACACACCGAACAAGTCGCTTTTGGTTCTAAGCCTTACAAACTTATGGTTATGCAACAAACAGACGCCGCCGGTGCTATTTATGACCATGCCGGACGTAGAACAAGTAGCAAATTTGTTGCCAACCTAAACGCAGACGGCGGCGGTGAACAACCCCGCGTTATTGACAAGGCCGTAGAAAGAAACAAGCCCGCAGTGCAAAGCGTTGTACAGTCTGTTATTAACGACGTGGAAAAGAAAACCAATCGCACGTTAAAACAAAGGTACCGCTAATGGCTATAAACATCCCAATTATTACAACGTTTAGCGATAGTGGGTTAGCGGCTGCCAACAAAAAAATTGCTGCTTTTGGTAAAGAATTTCCAGGTATCGGCCTTGCCATTGCTGGCGTTACCGCAACCTTGGGTGCGCTTGGTGTTGCCGCGTTTTCGGCTATTCAAAAAGCGTCAGATTTAAACGAACAGATAAGCAAAGCCGGAGTAATTTTTGGTCAATCAAGTAAACAAATAGAGGATTTTGCCCGAACCGCTAACCGTTCGTTGGGCCTTTCTACAACAGCCGCTTTAAACGCCGCTTCAACTTTTGCCACGTTTGGTAAGGCAGCCGGACTAGCAGGCAACGACCTAGTTGAATTTTCTACAGACTTTGTAACCCTTGCTGCCGACTTAGCGTCGTTCAATAACACAAGTGTAGACCAAGCCATTAACGCTATTGGTGCCGCCCTACGTGGTGAAAGTGAACCGTTGCGCGCGTACGGTGTTTTGCTTAACGACGCAACGTTAAAAGCCGCAGCCATGGAATTAGGCATATATTCCGGTTCCGGTGCATTAGGTCAGCAAGCCAAAATTTTGGCAGCGCAACGCGTTATCTATAAACAAACAGGCGACGCGCAAGGCGACTTCGGACGTACAAGTGGCGGGTTAGCCAACCAACAAAAGATACTTAGCGCAACATTAGAAAACGTGCGAACCAATTTAGGTACAGCGCTTTTACCTTTGTTTACTAAAATGGTGCGTTTTTTTAACGAAAAGGTTACGCCCGCTATTGAACAAGTGGCTAACGCTTTTGGCGACCAAGGATTAGTATTTGGTATACAAGTTGCGCTTTCCAAAATGGGTGCTGCCGGCCCTGCTATTGCAGGTTTCTTTAAAGGGTTTTCTGTTGTGGTTGCACATACCACAAACGTAATTTACAAACTTGTTAAAGGCATGGAAGCCGTTTACTATTTTTCTACAGGTCAATTCCGTAAAGGTATTGACGCCACAAAAGCAGCGTTTACAAGCCTTATAGACGTAGACAAACTTAAAGGAGAGTTTGACGCGTTTATTACTGGTATTGGAAACGTTGACGCACGACTAGCACTATTGGCCGAGGAAGCATTAGAAACAGAAAAACTCAATAGAAGGTTTGGAATAACCGTAGAGGAAACCGCAAGCGAATTAGACGACTTTGCAGACAGCGCTGGCGGTGCTTCAAAAACGGTTAGCGAACTTTACGACACAATTAAAGACAAACTAACTACAGCATTAGACGACGCTAAAAAACAACTGAAAAACGCACAAGACGCGTTTATAGATTTTGGCAAAAATGTTTCCGACGGTATCAAAGAAGGTTTTAGTTTTGCCGACGCTAAAGAAGCGGGCGTAGAAACTGGCGGCGGTTTCCTAGCAGGGTTACGCGACCAAGTAGCCGGGGTAAAACAGTACGCAGCCAACGTAGATACTTTGTTAAAGCGTGGACTTAGCCAAGACGCGTTAAGCCAAGTTTTGCAGGCAGGTTCAGAAGCAGGCGCGGCAATAGCAGCCGAACTAGTAGCAGGCGGCCAAGACGCTATAACAGGCCCTAACGGTGTAAACGCCCTGGTTGCCACGGTTGAAGGTGTAGCCGACAAACTAGGTTTAGACACTGCCGCACGTTTCTACCAAGCGGGCGTAGACCAAGGCAAAGCGTTAGTTTCAGGGCTTGAAAGTGTGCTAGCCAAATATGAAAAGATACTTAAAAACCCTAATCTGTCAACAAAACGCCTACAAAAATTGTTGGAACTAGCACAAGTAGATATTGCGTTTACACAGATAACCGCAGGCCAAACAATCGCTACACCAACACCGTCTACAACAACGCCAATTAGCCGACCGGATAGCAACTTTGGTGGCCCAGGCGGCGGCAATTTTACTATCAACGTTAACGGCGGTATATCAACTAGCGCCGAAATTGGTAAAGCCGTTGTAAACAGTATTCGCCAATTCAATTTACTTAACGGCCCTGCAAATATTCAGGTTGCATAGTGGCTACCGCGTTACTTAACGGCGGCCCCGATTACATAATAGAATTGGACACGGGCGCAATACTTGACGGTTTTGAATTAGACGACGCTATTAAAGGCGTATTAGATAATTCCCAATACGTGTTAAACGGTACGACAGAATTTGCGGATATTACCCAATACATAGAAACCGTAAATATTAGGCGCGGGCGGCAACGTACTACAGACCAAACAACGCAAGCGGGTACGTGCAGTTTTACAATGACCGAATACGATTTAAACCAAGAATTAAACCCGTTAAACGACTTAAGTATTTACTACGACAGCGCCCAAGATATGCCAGGTTTAGCGCCAATGCGTATCGTTCGCGTATCGCGTAGCGGAGAATATTTGTTTGTAGGCCGTGTCACTAACTACGACTACCGTTACAACTTAGGCGCACTAAACGAAATAACGGTAGTTTGTGCCGACGACTTTTATTTACTTAGCCGCACCGCTTTAGCCGAGTTTACGCCTAGCACAGAAACAAGCGCCGATAGATTAGAAACCGTTCTAGCCCGCCCGGAAGTTGCCTATACAGGCGCAACGGTGATAACCGCAAGCCCTGTAACAACCCTTGGGAACTACCTTGTAACCGACAATACGCAGGTAGCAACATACATAAACCGTATAAACGAAGCCGAACAGGGCCGTATATTTTTATCGCGTAGCGGCGTACTTACTATGCAACCGCGCATTACAAGCGCGTTTAGCAACCCTGTATTACAACTGTCCGACGCAGGCAACGTACCTTACAACGCGCTAACAATAGAATTTGACGCGTCCAACGTCGTTAACAGGGCTTCAATATTAACCGAAACAGGTTTAGCGCAAGTAGCAACCGACGCTACCTCTATAGCCCAATATTTTACGCAGTCCGTAGAACAGACCGACAGCCTTTTATCCAGCGACCCACAGGCCGCAACGTTGGCCGCTTACCTATTGGTTGCACAACCTTCGCCCCGTTATACGTCGGTAGGTATATGGTTTGGCAGTTTGACAGACCCGCAGCGAGATGACGCCGCAGTAATTGACATAGGCGATTTAATAGAAATAACCAAAACCGAAACTTTTGGTACTGTCACCCAGGAACTATACGTAGAGGGTGTAGAACATATAATAACTTTTGACGGTGGCCATGCCATGAGTTATTACACAAGCCCTACAAGCCTCGTATATGCCTTTATCCTTGACGACCCAACCTATGGCGTTTTAGATATCGCTACACCCCAACCCGCATTAAGTTAGGATAAAAGAACTATGGCAAACGAACAAATTAAAGTTCCGCTTTTTGCAGCGTCGGAAATTTTGACTGCCGCAAACATGAACCTATCTGCAGGTACAGGCGTACCGGTATTTGCTACCACGGTTACACGCGACGCGGCTTTCGGTGGGGCGGGCGAAAAGGTGTTAGCAGAGGGCCAATTATGTTATTTGTCGGCTTCAAATATTGTGCAGTATTACGACGGGGCGGCCTGGGCAACTGTCGGGCCTACAACTAGCGCCGTTGTGCAAGTTAAAAGCACATCTAAAACAGATACTTTTACAATGTCTAGCGCAACTTTTACGGACATTACAGGTTTAAGCG